TTCAACAGTAGTGGGATTAACAGCACTTGCTAAATGAGCCGTAATTTTAGATGCTTTCTCAAGCGGAGAATCGCTCTCGCTATAAATTTTGCGACCTTCTTTTGTTCTACCGCCTCTGTATGTAACATCAAGGATCTTTTCTGTCGGAATTGCCTCTTGAGCGAAAGTACCTAACAACTCTTCTCCCACTCCAGAGAACGCATCAAAAATAGTTTTACCAATATTTTCTTCTTTAATTCGTCCTTCATTAACTTCACGAATAATTCTTTCAACAACTCTTCTTAAAGGGTCAAGGGGTAAAGAGAAAGATAGGTCAACAAAACTTAATTCAACATCGCCATTAGGTTTTTTAGTAACTTTAGTAGGCATTTTGGTGGTGCCTTTAGACCAAGGAGCATCGGTCCCACTTGCCTGTAACGCCCTCATCTGTTCTTCACTAACACCAGTTAACAACTTGCCTGTCTCATACAAAGTCTGAGGCACGACATACAAAGCGGTTGTAAGCCCTATCAGACGTTGTGTGCCTATACGTCTTAAAGTTGCGTTATTTGTCTTTTTACCTCTAGCAATTTCATCCAGCCCTAGTTTTAATGTATTAGCAGTATTACGTATTATTTCTGCTTGATAAGAAACAAAGCTACCAAAGGGAGCGGCACGTAAAACGCCAGCAGCTTGAACAACCCGTGGATATGTGGGCATAATATTCTTAACATTTTCTGCGGCTAATTCTTCTAATTTACTAATTGGAAGAGTGGGGAAAGCCTGTTGGTACTTAGCTCTTTCTGCTCTAAACTGAGCAACCTTAAATAGATCATCAGATGAACGGTAAACATTTTCTGCAAATTTAAGTATATTAGCAGAAGATTTATTTAAGGCATTATACAATTTACCGGCTCCAAAATTTCTTTCAAGGTTAGCCGCTATTTCGTTTGCTTGAACGCTGGTGCCAAGAAGTCCTAGCTCTTGACTTCGTTTTATGTCCCTAATTGCATTAAGGTATTCTTCTCCTTCTTTTGTAACTAAAGGAACTTGTTCTTCTCCTATTTTTCTAGACCCTGTTTTTACCCCCTGAGAGTCAAGAATATCCTCAAAGATATCACGAGTTTCAGTTTGAATACGTCCAGAATCGTCAAGTTGATATAACCTTTTAAGATCTCTTCCGCTAAGTTTTTTAGCTAAAAAGTCGGGTCCTATGGATGCGTTATTGCGAAGAGTTGTGCCTAACAAAGATGCGGCTTCTAACACATCCTGACCAGGACCAACATTTCCTTGCATAAGCATAAAGATTGGACCAGAACCAAAGTTTCTAACTTGAGTTGGAACTGATAAAACAGTTTTTGCAAATTGTGACGCACCTTTTAAACGACCAAATGTGTTGAGGTATATCCCCCCTAAACTAGTGCCTCCACGAAAAGATGTGCGTTGAAGAGCCCTAGCAATTTCTGGATCAACAAAAAATCCTTTGCCTTGATTACCAGTTCCTAAAGCTCCAAATTTCGAACCTTCCAGTTGAACAAACTCATCGCCGGTGACCGCACTTCTTTTCGGAACCGTTGAAACTGTTCCGTCATATAGGCCAGATCTAACAAAATTTCGATAAAAATTATCTGATGCAATTAAATTACCCATCTTCTTAACAGTGCTAGCGTATCTGACACTTGGATCGGTAACCTCTCCTAGAGCTTTAGACATAAGATTAGGAACAGGATCATCCTTTATTCTACGAGGTTGCAGTATCCCTGTGTTTATACGAACCTTCGGGACGAGAACTCCTCGAATCGGATCAACAGACTTTTTTGTTGTTATATCTGTCCCAATCTCACTAGCATATTGCTTTACTCGTTCTCTCGCTTCTGTTAAAGGCATGTCCGTGCTTTTTGAAAGATCTTTAGCTAATCTATTTAATTCGCTTTCGGGTAAGAGAAAATCTCTTTCTTCAACCTTTCTATAAACACGAGTTAAATAACGACCCATTTGATCTTGAATTATATCTCTAATGCTTTCCGCATTATCAAGATCGGAAATCCTATCATCTAAAATACTAGGTAATCTTGATTCAGCACGAGCAACTTCTGCCGCCTTTTTTAAGTTATCAGGAATTTTTTGACCGTTTTCTTGTGCAATCTTAATTTGCTTCTCAAGTCCATCCGCAACAACGTTTGCTTTTCCACTATATTTTTTTTGAAGAGAATCTACATCTAATAGTTTTTGACTAAGTCTATCAACTTGAAGTCTTGCTAACATAACAGGAGCGCGAAGACGTTCAGGCAAAGCATCAATCGCATCAGAAGCAGCCGTATCTTTAACTTTAATTAACTGACGTTTTTTATTCTCAAGGGCTCTTTCTAAATTTGGAGATGTACCATCTCTAAGTATCTTACCTTCAATAGCACGTATGCTTGATTCAACTTCTGATATGACGCGATTACCACCAGTTAAGGCATCGCTAACTTGATCAACAAGATCTTGATTAGCTGTCTTTGTACGAGTAGAGAATATTGCAAGAAGAGGTTTTTGTAGTTTTGCCAATTCTCTTTCAATCTCAATTAAATTACCACTTAGTTCTTCATTAACTGTTTTTGCCTGTGCCTGCGCTAACTCTACCTTTTGAAAAGTTTCTGGGGTGAGCTTTCCTCTAACACGTAAATTACTAAGGACATAATCGTCTAATTTTTTTACAAAAATATTATCTGAAAACTGAGCTTGACCAATTCTATCAGAAACCCTTTCAACTGTTTTTTGAAGAGGCACCGCTAAAGGAGTAACAACAGGTTCAGCAATTCGAGAAAGACCTTCAAAACCTTTTCTTGCGGCAGTCCCAGTTAGCTTTAGGGCTTTTCCCACAACAGGTGCAGCAATTGCTGCCTCTGTACCGATTTTTGCTTTATTTAACAAAGTGGCCGTAGCTTGCTCTCTTCCACTCATGGACTCCTTAATCTCAGTTGTCTTCGTAGGACCAACATCAAGAACATCACCAATACTTGAAGTTCCACTTGGAGAGACAACTGCGTCAGTTAAGCCAATACCAAACAAAGCACCAGCACCTTTTATGGCTTTAGGTAAAATAGTCACTCCTAGTCTTGTCGCTAAAAGACCAGCAGCACCCACACCCAAAGGTATTGCCGCTATTCCAGGAAGAACATAGTTACCGACAATTTCACCAATTTGACCGGCAAAGGTTTTAGGTTCAAGGTTGTATTCTTTTTTAATATCTTCAAAACCAGCAGCAACATCTTGTGTATACTTAGTATCAGCAACAAGGTCAGCGGTTGAAGAAAGAAATTCTACACCTCCTTGTGTAGCACCTACAAGCCCCCTAGTTACCCCAACACCGAAGTCACCAAAAAGGCTTACATCCTCTTCTGGTTTGGGAGCGGGTTGTTCTGGAGGTTCGGCTTGAGTAGGTTCGGCTTGAGTAGGTTCGGCTTGAGTAGGTTCGGATTGAGCGGGTGGAGCTTGATCATCAGTTTTTTGTTCGCCTAAAAAATTAGGGTTTTCTCTCAGATATTCATTAACTGTTTCACGAGCAACACTTTCATCGTCAGTATTTACATCAATAAACTTGCCTGGAGAAATCTCAACCCTGATCATTTTAGTCCCGCAGCTTTCCTAGCAGCTGCTAGAGTGTTTGCTCTTTCACCTACAGAGAACTCTGGCATATTTCTTATTAGTCTCTCTAACGCGATTGGAAAAGTTTCAAATGGTTGTTCGCTGGTTTCATACTGTTTTCTAAGATCCTGAGTGGCTCTCTGTATCGGAGAGCCTCTTCCAGGAGAAGCATAAGCACGTCTGTTTAATATTACTGTGGCTTCTGCCACACTTTTTGAATCCGTAGGATCGTAATCTAGTTTAAGATTAGGAAGGCCAAGTTCACCCACCGCCTTATTGTACTTTATAGGATCACCTGATTGAGCTAACTTTTTTAAAATCATTTTACTTTTTGCAGTTTGATCCCTACCGATTCGGTTAATAAGAGCTGTTGCAATTGAGGTTCTATTCCTTTTAGTTGCTCTTTCATCAGCAAGCATTTCCGCAGCTTGTTTGCCTAAAACATTTAATTTTGTGTTAATGATCGTTGCTCTTCTAAGACCATCTTCGGCTTTTCTTTTTAAGGCTTGTCCTGCAATAGTCTTGGACCTTTCTCTTAATTCTTTCTTCCTCTCCTTTTCTTTTTCTATTAAAAGTTTAGTGCCTTTACCCAAACCACCTATGATATTTTGTAGAGCATTTGGACTTTTTCCTGAAGCTATCAGGAAACCAATCATGGCAGTTGTATAACCGTCTATACTTGTGTCTTTAGGCTTATCATATCCAGCCTCAGTTAATAGATCATCTATCTCTTTAGTATATAATTTAAGGTCTTTCTCCTTAAATTTTACTTCCTCGTTTTTGATAGTAGAAAGAAGAGATGAAAAAGCGTTTTTCTTTTCTTTAGCACTAGCTTTGTTCAACCCATCCAAATCAGATTCAACATTATCTATGTTTCTAAGAATATCTTTTGCTTGTTCAAAAGTGCTTTTTGTTCTGTCTGGAGTTTTTCCTCCTGCATTGTTAATAACAGTAGTACTAGCTGGGTTTCCTATCTGGCCTCTGACTATAGGATTCTTTAAATCCGTTGGCAAAAAGTCTTCAGGCTCTCGTGCTTTTGATAGACCACCTGTTGGTTCAAGAGTTATTATTTTTGGTCCCCCTTTATCAGTGACAGATGTCTCAGAGGAGGGCCTTATAATTTGCCCTTCTTCATCAACGTCAAGTGTAACAGTACTTCCAACCAAATCATCGTTGTTCGTAGCTTTTACCTTTTCAGCAGAATCTGTAACACTTGGATCAGTAGCTTTTTGAGTAAAAGAAAGCTCATCCACATTAACAATAGGATTCGTTATATCCGTTGGCAAAAAGTCTTCAGTTTCTTGTGGTAAAGTAACTGAAGAAGGCAATACGTTGCCTGCACCAACTTGCATGTCAACAAGTTGAGCGGCTGTAGATCTAGGCAAACCCCCAAGATTAACTAATCTATTAAAAGCCTGTTCAGCACTTAATATCCCACCATCAGTTTTATCAACGTCAGGAGATTTAGGCGAACCCCCAAGATTAGCTAATCGATTCGAGAGAATACCACGCTGAATCGGAAACGGACGAACTTGATTACCGTTAGCAAACCTTTGCACCGAACCACCATTAGCCATGGCCATCGCTGTCTGTTGTAGTTCTGGACTAGAAGCAAGGATACCGCCTATGTTACTTGGTGGAGCAGGAAGCGTTTCTGCTTGAGCCATCATGTTCTGGCCCATTGCTGCCGCTTGGTTGTTTAACTCTTCTCGTCTTACACCAGCAGCAACTTCAAGCTGTCTACGAGCCGCATCGTTACGTATGTTTCCTATTCCATTTCTGATCATGATTAACTTTTCCCAAATAGACCGCCAAGCAACGGTGTCTGACTTAACCCGTATAAACCAAGACCGAGACCAGCAACCTGAGATGCCGTGCTAGGTGACGGTGTCTGTGCTGTGGTTATTCGCTGTTGCGTGGACGGCACACCACGGAATATGTCCGACTGGAACGATAATCGAGAGAATGGCTCTTGGAACTGTGCCATCTGGTTTCTAAAGTTTGCATCAAGTTCTGCTTGCCGTTGTGCCTGTTCAGCCCTGCCGACATTGCCAAGTGCCGTTATATCACGTAAAGCGGAAGTTTGTGCGGTCTCACCAAGTGCTGCCTGTTGTAAACCAAGCCTGCCGATACCTTGTCCTAATTGACCTATTCCTTGACCCAACTGACCGAAGATCTGCGCTCCACGTTGCTGTCTGTTTAACGCATCCTCGAAAGCCTTTTGAGATCGAGTAGCGGCTGCTTCAAAACCCTGTCTTCTTAAATCAGCTGTTGTTCTGCTTAACCGGTCAAGCAAGTTTCTGTCTTGTTCTGTCTGAGCAACGGCGGCTCGTGATCCACCAAAAGCCCCTCGTCCCGCAGCTTGTGCCCCTAACTGTGTGCCAAGTATAGCACTGGCTCGTCTTGCATCTTCCTGTGCCTGTTGAACAACAGCATCTTCAAAAGGATTCATAAACTGTTGTACTTGTGACGGATCAAACTGTGCGCTAGTTCCTGCAAGAGAACCGATACCTTGTCCAAAAGCCCCAAGCCCCGTTCCAAAAGCACTAATCCCCTGTGCTGTAGTATCAGCGGCATCTCTAATAAAAGGATCAGCGATACCCACATTGGTTCTTGTCAGATCAAAAGCCTGTTGTGTCGTAGGCGAAAGCCCTGCAACAGCCCTGTCTGGTAAATCAGTAGCAGTTTCTCCTAATCTGCCTGTAGACGCTAACAGGTCTTTAAGAAAAGTTTCTTGATACTCAGGAAGTACCGTTAATTCTTCGCGGCGAACTGTTTCAACCATTATGCTACCCTGTTCTCAAATTCTTTCATCATTTTATACATGGCAGCAGGACCACCACTTCCTTCAACAGCATCTGCTGTCATAACAAACTCACCATCAGACAACAAAGCCTGCTGAACTGGTTTACCATTTTGCGTTATCATTGCAGGAATCATATCATCCTTAGGTCCACCAGGACCTGTTATAAAGCCACCTTCTTTGGCTGTCATCACACTTTCTGACTGTGGGTTAGCGATTTGTTGCGACTCCATTAGGTCTTGCTGCTGTAAACGTGCTAGCTCCTCAGGTGTGCTGAAAGATACACGTTTTCCATCAGACCCAAATACATAGACATCACCTTCGATTCTGCCTGAGGCTTTCGGACTACCTTTATAGCCTGGAAGTCTTTCACCTCCACCAACATTTGTTATACCACCTGTCGAAATAGATTCAGGTTTAGAAAGAGCCGATAACGCCACAGTTCCAGGAAGAAGTAAATCTTTTATACCAAAACCACCTGCTTTTTTCGCGGCTTCACCCGCCGCCGCCGTTGTCGCTTTGCCTGCAATGGCTCCTCCAATTTTTTCACCAATATTGCCAATGCCAGGCTCACCTGACGCTGTCGTTGAGAGACCAATCTTACTACCAAGAGCGGCTCCTGTGGCTCCAGGCTTAAACCCTCTTCCTCCAAGTAAAAAAGAAGTGCCTCCAGCTAAACCAGCACTAATCAACGCATCCTTAGGTTTTTTTCCTTCAACCAAAGAACCAATGCCTGCACCCGCACCCGCACCAATAGGACCGCCTACTATACCACCTAAAATACCACCTATCGCTGATAAAAAACCCATAGCTACCCCTTACGTGATAGTCACTGTAACAGAACCTACAGCACTTGTTCCAACATTTCCAGAGACATGAGGATTATTTGCTCTAGATATCTTTAAAAACCCATCAACTTCAAACACAGATCCAATTTCAAGACCCACGTCATTCGAACTAAGGTTGGTGAAAACCATAGTCGTGTGTCTGCCTTCGCCTGGTTGTTGCTGTTGATTAACAAAAAGCGATAGACCTCTAACCAAATCATTAAAGTATGATACCTGATATGACTCTGGTGGTACAGAAAATATTGGAGGAACAAGAGACCTACTACTCATCGCTTACCATCCGGTTGTATATCCACACGTGAAGTACCTAAACGCCATGTTACACCTTGGTTCGAGGTTTCTATACGAACGCCAACTGATCGACCTCGTAGGCGCACATGGTTTTGTGTGGCTTCATTGCTTACAGTAAATGCCGTTGTCCTTACAAATCCTTTACCAGGAAAGTCCTCTGCCTTCAATGTAAATGTCGCTGACCTATCAGCTGTGGAAGGAGAGTCAAGAAAGTCTATATCAGGCACCAAACGGCGTATAAAAGAAAACTGTTCTCCATCCCCTAGCTCAACAGGACTAGATTCAATAAAAGCTGAAAGTGCAGAACCGTCATCATCCTGACCATTTTCATGGTTAAACAGCAGATTTGTTGTACCAGCAGCGATAGGAAACTCGTTAATGCCACGGTCTATCCAAGCTGTTCTAGCTAAAGCACCGAAATACCAGACTTTTTCATCGTAGTTGTAGATTACATACTTATCATTAATGCTAGCACTTGCTGATGGGTAGAACCAGAAGATCTCACCAAACTCGCTATTGACACCAGCAACTACCTGTTCACCCTGTGTATAATTAAAGTCATCAAAGACTGTATCTCTAACAGTGCAAGCAAGAGGTTTAAGAGAACCATCATAAAGATAAAACCGTCCATTGCCCATCCAAAACACTGCATCGTTAACAGCAACTGCCGCATTTGGACCTATGATCGTGCTACCTAGAGAGATCTGAGTTAAACCAAATACAAAAGGTGGCCCTACAAACTGTAGCGAGTGAACGGATGTGTCTGTTAGAACAATAATCTCTCGCCTTGTTTCTATAGCTGCTACAATTTCAGATCCAGTTCCAACTAGAAGATCTCCCGCAGTATTTGTAGCAGTAGGATTCCAATCAAATGGGTTCTCCTGAGTGGAGAATCTAATTAACAGTTTGTCTTGTGTTGAAGATCCAATCGCGTTAGTGCCAAAAGCAAGAACGTGACGGTCACGATCAGAGACTATAATTTTTCGTGCAATCGTGGGAGCATTTGTATCAAGTGTTGAAAGCTCCACAGCCCGTGTTGTTATACCGTTTGTTCTATCCCAATAATAAATAGATCCATCACGAACATTAAATATTAAATCTTCACCAAAATTATCTTGACCAAACACACGTATGCTACCACCACCCGCAACAGACGTTGCCGCCGAACCCCAAGTGCCACGACCCCAAGTGCCTGCGCCCCAACCTATGCCTGGTACGACAGTATCTATACCCACATTGATTTGATACTTTGCGACAACGCTTCCTCCACCATTACCTGAATCAGAAGCATTAGCAGCAACAGACGTTGTTATCGTATAAGTATTTGCCGTTGGCACAGTAACTATCTCGTACTCTATATTTAAAACAGCCGCAGTTATATTGCCACCTAACGTAGCGGCACCACTGAAAGTTACAAAATCTCCTACAATAGCTCCGTGTCCACTATCCGTAACAGTGACGGTGGTTGATCCATTAGTAGCGGCAAAAGTAGCGGCATTAGTTGTTGTTTTACGAAGCGGAGTTACATCATTGAAAGAACCGCCTTCTTCAATGTAAAACTTCTTGTGTGTTCCTACACCTAAAAACTTTGAACCGTCTAACGCAACCCAAGCGTGTAGCGACCTACAAGTGCCTAAAAATGTTTTTAAAGAAAACTTAATCCACCCACCAAGTTTTTCGGGGAAGCCAAATCTAAACCTAACCTTATCACAGTCTTTCCATCCACCCTCATTAGCGTAGGACGTAAATTCTGTGTTAACCCCAGGCTTAAATGTTAGTTTCGATAGAGGCATTAATCTTTTTTTACACTTTCAATTAAAGCATTTGTCATTGTAGACAAAGCTGCATCAACTTGATCTAGTTTAAATTTTATTTGTGATCTCTGTGCTTGAAGATCTTTAATCTGAGCAATCAAATACTTGCTTTGATCTTGAAGTTCTTCTTCCTTATACTCAACATTATTTATGGTGATTACGTTGTTTTCCATTTTTACCCCTATGCAATAAATGCCTTACCATCTGTGACTGCTTTGTTGACAGAAGTCATATCTTCTGTCGTCCAGTAAGATTGCTTTACCATCATCTCTAAATGATCAACATTATTGCTTACGATCTTTTTTCTAAACTCATCAGTCCAACCCGCGCCATTTGCGTTTGCAACCAGAGGGTCAGAATCTTCCCAAAGTTTTTTAACGGCAAGGTTCTCAATCATCGTTACGCAATCAAGCATTCCATTGTATTTTTTTAAAATCTGTTCAGATGTTAATTCATCAGCCATCTAATTTAGCCTCCAGTTCCTCAACTTTTTTGGTCAATTCTTGCACTGCCTTTATCAGAGGAATAACAAACATTTCCCGCGAAACATTTTGTGATCCATCCGAGTTCTCCATCCAACCTGTAAACTCTGGATTTCCATGCTTATCCATTGCCGCTTTTACTTCTTGAGCTAGCATTCCATACATTTTTACATCAGTATTTTTTGTGTTTTCCTCGTCATAATGACTTGTTAATTCTTTTGGAACTTCATTGGACGGCAACCAGTTGTACGTTTTTGTTTTAAGCTCATTTATAAAATCAAGCCCAAGATCATTATCTTCAATATTTGTTTTTAATCTTTCATCTGAAGACTGAGAAAAGTTAGCATTTGAATCAAATTGATTTGTTACTTGTGCACCACTTTTACCAAAGGTGAATGTATTATTTCCCTGCCCTGTTGCTCTAAACGATCCAAGAACAATTTGATGTTGTCCATCTGCGGCTGATGCCATAGCTTCATAGCCTAACAAGGTATTATAAAATCCCGTGGTAACTGCTGCACCACCACCCCCAGCTGTCCCTGCTCGATAACCCAAAGCAGTTTGACCTTCAGCCGTTGATACGCTTCCCAAAACCCCCGCACCTAGTCCAGTATTTTGCTGACCTGAAGTTACTGCCTTCAATGCTTGATACCCAGCCGCGAGATTGTTATTACCTGTAAGAGCTGTACTAGATACACCTATTAATGCCTGATATCCAAATCCCGCGTTTGTGGTAGGCGTAGTAGCATAGTAGCCTGATTGATACCCAACAAACGTATTTCCACTTGCGTTGACTGTGTATCCTGCTTGACTACCAACAAACGTGTTTTGAGATTTACCATTTTGAGTAAATCCTGCTGCGTGTCCAACCAACACATTATCTGAGCCTGTAGTCTCGCTGTTACCCGCACCATTACCCAAAGCAACATTCTGAGAACCTGTATTTATTGCTGGACCTGCTGTATGGCCTATACAATTATTACTATCACCTGTGGTGATTGCAGTCCCTGCGCTGTTACCTATTGCTACGTTGTTATTACCTCCAGCTTGAACACTGTCTAATGCTGTGTCACCCAACGCCACGTTTTCGGTGCCTGTTGGGTAGTTGCCGTCAAGTTTTATTGTTCCGCTAGATACATCTAAATTGCCACCACCTGTAATATTACCACTTACATCAACCGCGCCATTAATATCTATTGTGGTTGCGTTTATTTCTATTTCTGTATCTGAGACCAGGTCAAGAACCCCATCAGCACTTTGGTGAATAAACGTGCCACTATCCCCAAACATAAGTTTATTTGTAGAATTTAATGTCAGACCACTTCCATCTGTATGCGTCAAAGTTGTATCGTTATCTGCGCCAAACCCTAAGACTGCACTATCAGAGTCTAATTTAAGATCGTTGCTGACTGTAACAGCGGTAGAAGCATTAAGATCAATAGTAGCCTCTCCATCTACACGAAGAACACCATCACTGCTTTGTTGTATAAAACTAGCTACATCGCCAAAAGTTAGTTTGTTAGTAGAGTTAAGAGTTAATCCAGTGCCATCTGTATGTGTAAGGGTTGTGTCTGTATCCGCGCCAAAACCTAGAACCGCACTATCACTGTTGAGAGTTAAATCATCTCCGACAAGAACATCACTGCCAAAAGTTACTGTGCTAGCAAAAAGACTTGAGACTGCCGCACCGCTACCCGCACCATCAGCAAATATAATATCGGCACCACCGTTTGGTATTGTTACGTTTGCGCCTGTCCCCTGACTGAACACAGCGGATTGACCACTAGCGTTTGTCACAAAATATAATTTATCCTGGTCATTAGGGCTGATAGTGATGGTATTCGTTCCAGTGGGAGATCCTGCCAAAGACAAGACTTTAAACATACCATCTGTGAGTGAACCGTCAGTTGTTGTTAAAGTATGTGAAGTTCCAGAGAGAGTGATACTTCCCACACCATTTAAGGCACGATCTATAATGTCAAAGTTCGTGTTGGTGGTTTCACCCCACGTCCCCGACTGATCACCTGTTTCAATTTTTTCAATGCCATTGTTAGCTGTATATGTAGAAGTCATGATCTATCTCACTATGCGGCTTTACGTTTTGTTTCTTGCCAATTAGGTGTTTGACTAGGTGTTAAAGAACTCCAACTAGGTGTTTGACTAGGTGTTATAGCTGACCAACTAGGTGTTTGGCTAGGTGTTATACTTGACCAACTGGGTGTTTGACTAGGTGTTAAAGAGACCCAATTAGGTGTTTGACTAGGTGTTATTGCCCCCCACACATTCACATTCGATGTTTCTCCTGTAGCAGAAACACCACTAACTAAAGCATTAGCATCACTTGATACTGTGACATCACCAACAGAGCCAGTGCCTGCCACTCCTGTTGCTTCTGCCACTATACTAAGGGCAATACTAACAGACCCTAACCCAGAGGTGCCCGATACCCCTGTAACTGCTATATTAGCATCGCTTGATATTGTAACACTACCAACAGAACCAGTGCTATCAACACCAGTAAGTGTAAATGTAACACCCTGTCCCTCAACAACTGTGACACTACCAACAGAACCAGTGCCTGCTAATCCTGTAGCATCAACATTAGCGTCAGCCGATACAGTAACACTACCTAATCCAGAGGTGCCCGATACTCCTGTAGCATCAACATTAGCACCTCCTGTGGCAACAACTGTTCCTAAAGCGGATGTTCCAGCGACTCCTGTAACATCGACATTAGCGTCAGCCGATATTGTAACAGAGCCAACAGAACCAGTGCCTGCCAATCCTGTAACAGCTGCGTTAGCGTCAGCCGATACAGTAACACTACCTAATCCAGATGTAGCACCAGGGACAGCAACATTCTCTCCCCATCCAGCAGACCCCCAAGCCTGCGTTGAGGAGTTCCATCCCTCAAATGCTACGATTATGTTGGCCATTAAGCTATTCTAATTATTGCCGCCGTTGCACTAGCAGTTGGAAACTGAACAGTAAAGTCTCCAGAAGAACTCGTTTTATCGCCTCCAAAATCAAGGACACAAACCGAGGTATCACCAGTGGCATCTTCGTTAAAAATTAAAGCACCTCTCGCGGTTATCGAAGAACTGCTAAAAGTTGTATCGGCAAAATCGGTTAACGCTGTAGTGCCGCTGGTAGATGGGTCAACACGAGTTAATGTATTCCCTTTTGCTGAATAACCAGTTCCAGAAACCTCGTTGCTTGTGGTATAAGCAGTGGTTGTGGCATCAAGTGATGCACTGCTTGTATATAAAGCTAACTTAAAAGTGCTTCCGCCAGAGTTTAAAAAATTATGCTTTGCCTCAAGAAGTTCTTTCTTAAAACTTGTGCACATCGCTTGCGTAATTGACATCTTATAACCTCCTGATAGCCTCTGCCAGATCGGGATATCCAGCGTTCTTGATTGCGTTAAAAATAGTTGTTCTGTCTGATTTTATAGCCTCTCTCATATATAAAGCTATAGTTTTTTCAATATCGCTTTTAAAAGCCTCTGCTTGATCACGTATTACAGGTGGTGCATTTTCTGAAACTTCTACAAGTTTATTCGCACAACGATGAGCGACTTCTTCAGGAGTCCACCCTCGATTTGTTGTAGTTCCAACCTCAACCTTAAAATCGTCAGACATATTTATGCTAACATCAAACATTAGGTTCTAGCCCTTCTAGGTAGACCAATTCTGTATGCATCACTATTCTCACGAGCTTCTCCCAAATCTTTAAGCCTTTGTAAAGACTCACTAAACCTAGAATTATACTGCGTTAGTAATGCATTTTCTCCTTTCATAAAAGTGTATGCCTCAACTAAAGATCCGTAAAGCATTGTGTTAGGAGCATTTGTACTTAGCCAGGTAGTTCCACTATCAGATCCAGCAGTTAGACTTGTTGGCTCAAAAAAATAATGAAGCTCACTACTATAGTTAGCATCAGGTGTTGGTGCTATTATAAAATTATCAACGTCAAAAATAGCGTAGTATATTGGCTCTCCTGTTGTAGCACTATTAGGATTGTACTCTTGGATAAAGTTTACATCTTTCTGAAGTAAAAATACTTTACTGCTAGATACCTCTATAGAAAGAGAAAAGGAAGCGAGATAATCATCTGGAACAGCCAAGAACCTATCACCACTTGTCATCGTTCCAGACACGTTTTTTCTAAAATACTCTAGATCAACAAGACTAAGTATGCGGCGTTCAGCAGCTCTAATAAACACAGGTAAGTTATTAACAAAAGAAGTCTCTGTGTTTTCTGTAAAATCTTGTATTGCTGTTTTAAGCTGTGCAAATGTAAAACTCATGAGATACTTACCTCTACTTGACCAACAGCTGCTATCATAGGACCAACGGAATCAACAGGTGGGAAAACAGTATTTCCCACTGAAACACTCACATCACCAGATGTAACATTAGGTCTTGGGTTTCTTAAAGCCTGGGGATCAGAAATATTTTTAGGTGATTCTAATTGAGGATGTTTTTTTTCAAATTCATCAGGTCCAACAAGCGAACCATTCCACTCCTTTTTCATTTCACGTAAAAGATATACAAAACCAGAACGATCTGAAACTCCTAACGCTTTTCTTCCTGATGCATATCGGGACATATTAGTATCTCAAATACTGAATAGAGGGAACAAGAGTAAGACCAGTTCTTTCTTGATCTTCACTAAGGGCTCTTTGAAACTCTTCTTCATATAAAGTCTTTAACACTTGAATCCTGTCTGGAGCTTTTTTTAACGAAATATAATAAGCAAGACCAGCAACCATACATGGTAGGAACCTAAAGGGCATATCAGAAGTATTCTTTAATGTGTCAAAATCTTCCATGCGTTTCATGAAATAATATACAATTTGATCGGAAGAACTATCTGGTGTTGGCCATAAATTAATTTCTGGAACAGTAAGACGGCTATAGTAAAACTGAGATGGTCTGCCTGTCGTGGTCTTGTTTGGAATAGACAGATACTCACCACGGCTAATTAACTGAAGATCAAAATCTGTATTGTCTCTACGAATAACAGCTTCTAGAACACTAACAACATCAGCAGTCAAAGTTAATGTAGCCGTGCCTGCGGTCAAAGTTGTCGTTTGTTGTCTAACAGTCCAAAGATTAACTCCTCGATTAGCCCATTCAGCCAACATGATGTTCATGGATCGTCTAGCTGTTCTAGCATCGTATCCTGTTCGCATCTCAAGACCGCACCGCTCATAGGCTTCTTCAATAATCTCAGCAGCATCAAGGTCAAAGTCAACGGATCCAGAAGTAGTCATTTACGTTTTTTCCTTCTTGTAGAAGTTTTCCTTTTAACAGGAGTCTTTCTTTTAGTGGAAACCTTTTTACTAGACTTTTTAACAAAAGTCTTGACATTAGTTGGTTTTCCTCCAACTCCCTGCGCTTTAGCTCTTTTCCTAGCAACTGCACTTTTAATTTGACTTTTTGTCATGCGCTTTGCTGTCGCCCTTGGCACACATTTCGGATACTTTCGTTTACTCCCTTTAGCAGACTTACGTCCACAGGCTTGGAACTTACCGTCCTTCTTAGGGGCACCTATGTCCACCCAATCTCCTTTAGGACCTTTTCCAAACCATTCTTTCAGACTCATTTGTAAGTCCCGCCTCGTTTCTTATACGTCCTAACTAACCACGCATTAGAATATGCGGAAGGATACACCTTGAACTTACGTTTAGCTTCTGATTTAACCCTTGAATAAAGTTTAGGGTTAGCAGGAGTGGGAGAACCCTTTTTACGCTTTGGCTTTGGTTTTTTTGCTGGCATTTCGTATAGCCTCCTTACCTCTTTTCGCTATCTTAACAACTTCTTTTTTACCCATCACCTTTGCTCTCTGTTCCATGACAGTAAGGATTTGTATTTTTCTTGCAAGAGGTTTCTTGATCCTTTTAACTTTTGCCACGGTTGCTCGTGCATCTGATGGTGTAGCAAATTTTATGCTAACTGTATCCTTAGGGTTTTCATCTGTGTAAAGCCTTCTACCACTGCCCTTTGGCTTTTTACCTGTACCAACTTTCGGGTCTCTTTTCTTTCTCCTCTTTGATGGAGATTTAGTTATTTGTTGGGGTATGCTTGACCTAGAAATTGTCATTAGTAACCTCGTTAATTACTTTATGAACCTTCCCAACCTTTTTTGGAAGAATAAAATTCAGCAAAACTATCGCATTTTGAGCAACTAAAATTTGTTGAGACTACATACGCTTCGTAATCCTCTTCTTCAGCATCGTGGTTGCCGCCACAAATCATCTCAGTTCCGCAATGCAGACAATTCATATATTACCTTTCCTTTTCTTTTTACGAGATTTAGATTTATTTTTTACAATACTACTTAAAATTTTAGCTTGTTTTGCATGTAGTTTTGAACCCTTTTTTAAACCACCAATAACTTTTTTTATCTTTTTTTTATTTTTATTTTGCATTATGTTTATCTCCAGAATAATCCCAAGTTATGGCGTTATCATCTAAAACACTCTTTAAAACTAAATTAATATATTCCTGGTTTTTCTTTATCTGTTTATTGCTCTCTTCTACTTTTAAAGAAATTATCGTAGTCTTCTTGTCTAAATCAACGAGCGTTGAACATATCCAAACCACTGCTCCCACCGACAAAGCTATAGATACTCCTGTAAACCATTGACTTTTATCTAGCATCTCCAACGCCTTCTTGCCTGCCGTAAACGGCTATTTGGATTCTTTGCCGCCTTCGGAAACTTTTTCATCTGACCAGCTGATCGAGCACAAAAAGACTTTCTTCTCGCGGCTCTCTTGCCTTTAGGATTCTTTTCTGTAACAGCAGTTTTTAACTTAGAGCCAGGGTTTTCACGTCTATAACGTGCTACCCCAGCCTTAGTCATTCCAGCCCCCGACTTCGTAGAACGAAAATACTTTTTCGTTTTAGGAGGTTGTTTATCTCTCTTACGAGTTGTTTTCTTCTTCGGTGCCATTACGCATGAAAAGCTGTCAATGTACCAAACGTGGCAACAGTATACTGAACATATATTCCATCAGTGAAGAGTAAACCCTCGTCAGGAATTGTAATGTCTCTTGTAGCCGTTGCAGAAGCGACAGTTCCAACTTTAAAAATACTTGAGCCAGTAGCAGAAGTAGTTCTAAAATCCAAAGTTCCAGCCGTTGCAGAACAAACGATATTTAAACCCTGCAAACGAGATCTTCCTGCGAAAACAACATCAGCTGCACCCGCCGCATGACCCAAAGAAACATTAGCCGCCGGTTGTGTGCTAGCACTAGCCGCAGTAACTGTTTTAAAGAACTTTGTCCCAGAGGTGGTGGTTGCTGATCCTGGAAGAGTTATCGTTTCTGTTTGAGCATCACCGTTAACATCTGTGCCTGTGATGGTAACGGTTTTTCCGCTATCACCTGTGCCTGCCGTTGTTGCTGTAACAATCCTTCCTGCGTCAAAAGTTGCGACTCCGCCAGAAGTATCCGTGCCCCCAATTGTAAAATCGGTGTTAGGACGCTCATTAGCAGAAATAGAAGCATTATCAGCGGCATTAGTGTCAGCAGTTATAAAGACTGCTACTACATCAGATCCTGACATAATCTACTCCTTTATATCACCCCGCAGAATCAGTGCCTTACGCTTCGCGCTTCCAACAGGAGGTAAGTCCTTTTTAGAAACCCTCTTCGCGGTAGCCTTCTTCGCGGTGGCTTTGGGTTTAGTCTTGGAGGAAGTAGTCATACCTTACTCCTTAACGGTTTTGCGCGGCGAAGAGATAATCAACATTCATTGATTTAGTTCCAGTAGCAGAACCAGACAACTCCATAGCTGCAATCGCTAAGTTTTCATTGTCAGGAAGATTAGTTGTATGCGTAGCAACTAAATTTCTGTTGACAAAAAACTCAACAGAACCTGTGCCTTTAACATGAAAACCTAATGTCACAGCTGTGCCACTGGCAATATCCACACCACTATCAGTGGTTGTTGCGGTTCCATCTTTTTCTGTAACACAATCAATATTGCTATCACCATCATCTACTTGAAAAACAATACGATCTGCTGCTGTGAGCATTGCTTCAGGGTTAGTAGCAAAGTTAACTGTAAGACCAACGCATATATCCATTGCGTCACCTTCTGCATCCGTTGGGGTCAACTTTGTTTCAAACCAAACATCACGAGTCGTAGACAATGCAAAAATTTCATTACCCTGAATAGAGGCACCATCATTATCAGTGGTTGCTTGTGAGCTTAGTGTTATCGCACCGTTTACCACATCTGCGGCGATATCTGCTGATGCACTGCTGTCTTTGATAACAGTCCAGTCATCTGTGTCATCAAGAGACACACCTGTAAAGTCATCCATGTAGACTAAGTAATCAGGGTTTTTGTCAACGGGTAAATTTTCAAACCATTTGCGCTGACCGTCCTTGCCAGCAAAAAGTACGGGACCAGTAAAATGAACAGCCATGTTATTCTCCTGTCTTGGCTAATGTCGATCACACAATGCAATCGTCAGGAATGTTTAATACTATAAAGAAAAAAAGGGAGCGGTTCAATAGGTTCCGCCCCCTTAGTTTCACTACGGAATCTTCTAAGCTCCAGGGGATCCAAAGACACAACGAGGATCAGAGAAGCCGAAGCTATATCTTTCTCTCGCTTTGTAACGCATGTTACCTGTGTCAAAATCACCTTCCATTTGTGTGGAAAGTGGGGTTCTCTCGAAGTGAATAAAGCCACGAGGCGTATCCGAAAGGACAAAGAATGCATCTGTGTCCGTCAAGAAGTCATTCACAACGTATCCCTCAGGAAGCATACCCATAGAACGCATCGCGTTGATGTCGTTATCGGCAGTTCCAGAGCGAAGATTTGAAGCCATAATTCTTTCAGCTACAAACTGTAGTTGTCTAGGAACGACTAGTTTTACACCTCTAAGAGCCACCCTAAGACCTCTTTCGTCAACGAATGCAGAGATATTAATTAAAGCATCCTCAAGGGAAGTTTCATTAAGATCCGCCGCTGTGGATGGTTCGTTAGCAAACGTGCTACCGTTAGTTAATGGATGTGCGGTAGAACAAAGTTCAACCCCATCTCCACCTTTTACGGTGCTGTCAAAAGCACTATTTAACACTGCGGCAGCTTTAACTTGTTTAGTATGAGCCATGGAGCGAGCCAAAGCACGAGTGTACCGTGAACCAAGACGATCATAAAGATTGTCTTCTACTGCCTCTTCTGTAATAGAGAAAGCAAGAGCTATGGTTTCATGGTTGTACCGTGCAGTGTATGCCTCATTAGCATCATCAAATGCTACTGCGGAACCTTCACTCTTAGTTGGCGCGGTTCCAAAACCTGACAACATCACCTCCTCTTCAAATGCTCGATCTGAAGTTTCGGTTGTGAAGATTTCAGCATGCTGGTTTTCGTATCTATCGTACTCTAAACCAAAAAGAGCATTAAGACCTGGCTCAAGCTCTTTTGCGAGTTGTGCGCGAGAAATAGCCATTATCTATACCCTCCTTACACGCCGGTCGTAGAAACAGTGCCACCAGCAATAGCACCGTTTGGACTATTGAAGTGGTTGTTTAAACGAACAATTACAGGAATACCAGCAGCAGCAAAATCCTGATTCTCAGCATCTTCCTGCCAACCCATGATACGTAGGTTGAGTGTATTGGTGGTGTTGATTGTGCTTACAGCTAAAGCACCAGAGGATTTACCTGTTGTAGTAGACCCACTTGCGCCACTTGAGAAGTTAGCGTTAGCAAACACATGACCACGCAAAGTTGCTTCACTGGTAACAGACGCATCCGTTGCAATTGAATATAACTGCATTGGATCATCATAAACGAACGCCTTAACCGGATGGTTAGAGTCTGCACCAGACCCAGGCCAATAGTTGGAAAAGACTTTTTCACCGGTAGTTGAGGATACGTATTCGCAACCGTTGAATGCACCCAAAAGACCAACAGTTCCACCAGCTGCCGCACCTACTATGTCTATGAAACCAGTAGAAAGCGGTATGACCGGTGAACCCTGAAAGATTGAATTTGAGTTATCACTTGCAATCTCGTATTGCGTATACCCTGAAAAACCAGTGGAGTTGGTGTTCTGACCTACCTTACCGATAGCTCGAAGACCGAAAGCACCATTAGCATTTGCCATTGGATTTCTCTCCTAGTTTAAATTAACTCTGATCGCTTGCGCGACCTCCGAATGATACACGACTTTGCCGTTCATTTTTGATCGGCATTGAGGGGTGTTGTTCCCTCATCAGGTCCTGGTCAACAGCTACCATCTGATCACGGGTCCGATCCCGATAGTATTCGGTGCGTTGGTCAACTGTCTCTTCAGGTATACGGGCTAAAACTAACCCGCCTACGCCAATGACTCCAGCATGCTTGCCTTCATCTATGGTTGGTGCGTCAAAATCAGGATGCTCTTCTGCTCGAACTAATTCCCATCCTTCACGTAAACGTGCATGCATGTTCATTCTATCGTCCTCGCCACGAATAGCAGTCCTAATCCAACGATGTACATACCCTGGGGGTGGCTCTGGAGCATCTAGCTTCTGAGGTGGTGCCCAAGGTTTAGGTCGTGCAGTTCCTGCACGAGTTTTTGCCGCTCTAGGTGTTCTTTCCGTCATGGTTCTCCTCACTTTACATGTTTTGCATAGTCTTCAAGAGAAACGCCAAGTTTTTTTGCTATCGCAACTTGTGACGGTGTTAACTTGACGGCTCTGCGCCCCTTTTTTGTACTGCGGGAAGCGGAACTATCAGCAGAAGCGACTCTGGCAGTTCCCCCGTTGGTTGTATTATTCTCAAATTTTTGAGGAAATTCAACCCTTAATCTTTTATCTAGCTCAGAATAGTAATCATCTGATGTTAAGTCAAACCCCTCGTTAGCCAAATCCTCGTGTATTGCATAAGCTCCAACCGTCATAACACGATCATTTCCAAACCAATCATTACGATCAGCCCATGCTTTGGCCTTTGGGTCAGGGTTTGCTGCTGGTTGTTGTTCTTGCGGTTGTTGTTGTTGTTGAACAGCCGCTTCGTTTTTTTCTTCACGAGCTTTGATTACTCGTAACCTTTCCTCGTCAAGTGTGATACGGGCAATAGCTTGATTTGCCGCAACGATAGCATCAGAGTCTCCGCTATCATAAGCATCTTTAAATGCTTTTTTAGCTTGTTCTAGCTGAGATCCAACTCTTCCCTCGTATTGAGCATTATACCCTTTATTAAGAGTTGTATTTCTTTCTTTTAACTCTTCGTTTTCTTTGCGAAGAGCTTCAGCGTATCGAATAGCCTCTTCTTTATCTCTTTCCTCTTGCCTTCGTGCGGTAACCAGTTTTTTAATCCTGTTTTGAACAGATTTACTATACTGATCTATCTCCTCTTCAGAGTTTTCTTGAGTTTCAACTTCACTAGTAGAAACTTTTTTTTCACTTTCTTGCAAAGTATCTTGAGCTTTGTTCTCAACATCAACAGTCTCTGACGTAGTGCTGTTGTCGTCCAAAATAATTTCAACATCTTCGTCAACCTCTTGCTTGATTGCCTCTTCAGCCATAATAACCTCCTTAGATATGCTTTATGTCATCTGGATCTAAAATAGTAGCGATAACCTCATCATCATTAATGATGCGAACCTCTCCGCCATCAATAGTAAAACGAGCCCCCGCGTATCTACCTATACAAACCCAGTCACCTTTTTTACACCACGGTTTTGCTTTAGACCCAAACTTGGATTCATCAACATATGCTAGCGGTCCAACCGCTAATACATAACACACAACCGTAGCAACAGCCTCCCTTTCAACAATCTGATCAGGAAGATAAACACCTCCGTCTGTTTTAGCTTTCCCTTTGTAGGGCATAACTAAAACCCGCCAACCTGTTGGTTGTGGAAGTCTTTGTACAAGTGATTTATCTAGGAGTGACGGATCTAAAACTCGATCCTTTTCTTCAATATATGCAACTTTTGCTGTGGGTTTATTCTTTTCTGCGACCTCATTAGGTACGTAAAGTGTCTTCGACATCTTCTTCTGTTTTCTCCAGCAGGGACTTGATTTCATCTCTAGCAAAGCGAAGGCCCTGTACCTCACCTACTAGCTGGCGGTATTGCGACATATCTTGCGCCATACCGTTTGTCAGAAGAGAGGAGATCTCCTCCTCTCTTCCTTGATACACCTTATACAGGTGTCTACACAAATCGACAACATCCACGTTCTTAACGCTTCTTTACCATTCCACCACCTCGCATGCCCATTTTCTTGGGAACCATTCCACCACCTCGCATGCCTGTTTTCTTTTTAGCTGGTGTTTTCTTTCTAGTCATTTTCTTGGCTTTTTCCTTGGCTTTTTTAGCCATACCTTTTCCTCTTACACCTGGCATTTTAACATTCTCCTATAAGCACGTTTTCTTTCACGAAAATAAGGATTACTAATATACTCTTTCAAGTTTTCATAGTATCCCCGCATCGACAACTTGTCGGACGCTTCTTGCAGTTTTGATAACCTTTGAACAAAAATCATAGTATATGATCTATCAACAATAGGTTCAAAACCTACATCTTCACTATCAACTTCATCATAAGGATGATACCCCATCAACCAAATATCTTTCCTCCAAAGATTTTCATTGTAGTCTTCAATGCATCTATGAAAAACTTTTGTCTCCTCACAAAAAGAAAGATCTACAATAATTTCAACATCGTAAGAATCATCAAAATTATCGATAGTTTTATTTAAGAGAGCCAACCTATTTTGCTCTATGTTTTGCACATGAATTTTTACCCTTCCACTGTCCCAAGCATTTTTTGCAAAAGGACACACAGGTAAGTTATTAAGAGTTTCATCTGGCGTTTCTAAAGATACTTTAGACCAAAGACGAATCTCTTCCTTAACACTATCAGATAAACAAGTACTATCCATGTTTTAATACGTACCAGAAAACTTAGTGCCTTTGATAGCAGCACCTGTGCCAACTGACCCACCGTGGCTGAAGGATGGTATATTTAACTGTTTTCTTGCCTCTTTTATTTGCTCTGGAGTGGCGTTACGTAATGTTTCTTTAGACATCCTAGCATCCTCAGTAGTGGGATCCTGTGCATCATTCATAATGCCCAATGCTTCTATAACATCAGCGTCTGAAACTTTTTTCTTATCAGTCATTTAAAACTCCTAGTACACGCCAGAAAATTTAGTGCCTTTGATAGCGGCTCTTGTTCCACGTGAAACATTCTGACTAGGTGCCTCAACTTCACCACCATGCATAAACTCATCAGCTAATTTAGGACTAATCTCTTGCTGAACTTCTTCAGACAACATATTGAAGCCCTTCTTTTCTGGAGGGATCATTCCACCTTTTTGAAAAGAAGAGGATCTTTGCATATCTTTACGATTAGGTTTTACTTTGTTCAACCCTTTTCTCATTCCTCGCTCTAATGGATTACCAAAACGATCACTCATCAAAATAGATTCAATGGTATTACCTACTCTTACATTACGAACTACTGGTCCTATAGAGCTATCTTTATCTCTTTTTCTTGGCATCATTTTCTCCTTGACTTGCGTTTAGCACCTTTAATTACACCCTTGTTAACAGAGGCATAAAAAACTTTTTCACCCTTCTTAGACCCATATGTTTTCTTCATGGATCGTTTAATCTTAGAACCTTTTTTTGTTAATGGCATCTTATTTCGATATTTTCTTATACTTTTCGAAGGAACGTAAGCCCCCCAATCCGAGCATACCGAGTAACACAGGCATCATCTCCGACAGATCAAGTGTCGGCAAAGTT